CCGATGCGAAGACCGATCGCGTGCTGGGCGTGTGGGCGATCGCGGTGCCGGCCGGCACGATGATCGCGCAGGCGGCGCAGGCGATGGAGTTCGGCGCCACCAGCGAGGACATCGCCTATACCTGCCATGCGCATCCGACGCATTCCGAGGCGATCAAGGAAGCGGCGATGGCGGTCCGGGGCAAGCCGATCCACGTTTGATTTCATTGCCGCTTTTGTTTGCGCGGCCCCGGGGTTGATTCGGAGCCTCGCTTCTGCGGTGGAGGAGGTAGCGGGACCCCGGCTCAAGGCCGGGGTGACGTGTTTTTGGCGGCGGGGGCATCGCCTTGCATCCGGCGTCACCCCGGCCTTGTGCCGGGGTCCACCGGGCCGCACACTCATTGACGCGGGATTTGCGGCACGGTGGATGCCGGGAAGGGCCCGGCATGACGGAGTGCGTGTCGGGGCGGTTTTGCGCAGGGCGGTTCCACGAGCGTCATCCCCGATGAAGGGCGGATGACGTGTTTTGCGGGCGGCATCGGCTTGCATTTGTCGTCACCCCGGCCTTGTGCCGGGGTCCACCGGGCCGCACACTCATTGGCGTGAAATTTGCGGCAAGGTGGATGCCGGGACGAGCCCGGCATGACGGAGTGCGTTTCGCGGCGGTTTTGCTGGGGCGGTTCCACGATCGTCATCTCGAATAAAGGCCGGGTGACGTGTTTGCGAGGCGAGCTGGCGCACGCACAAAGCGCTTGACAGCGTCACGCTGTTTGAGTACAAAACAGGAACATCGAAGAATTGTGAATGCGGCGGCGGGCCGGTGAGCGCGGGGGTGACCCTGATGCTCCCGGCCCGTCGCCGTTTGGGCTGTGGGCGTTCGGGGCTGGCGGCGTTCGGACAGGCGGGGCCGGGCGGTTCGCCCATGCGACAGGGGGAGGGTGCGATGGGGCAGGGCGCTTCGGGGAAAGGCGTGGCCGGGGCGGAGCCGCGGGTGGCGAAGCCGGACACCAGATCGCGGATGGGCAAGTTCATCAAGGCGCTGGTGGAAACGCGCAACGTTGCCGCGGCGGCGCGGGCGGCGGGCCGGTCGGTGGCGACCTGCTATCGCTGGCGCGAACGGTTCGAGCCTTTTGCGGTGGAATGGGCGGCGTCGCTGGCGATCGGATATGATCGGCTGGAAACGGCGCTGCTCGATTATGCGCTGGAGAAAGTGGAACGGCCCCTAGTCGAAGCTGAGGCCGAAACCGATGCGGACGGCGGCGACGAGATCGACGGCGTGGCGGCGGTGGCGCTGGCGCGCAGCATCAGCCAGGTCGATCTGAATTTCGCGGTGGGCATCCTGGCGCGGCATCGCGGCGTGGTGGACGCGCCGAAGGTGGCGGCGAAGCAGGCGAAGGCGCCGACCGAAGCGGAAGTGGATGCGGCATTGACGCGCGCGCTCGACGGGCTGGCGCGCCGGGTGACGGCGCCGTGACGCGCGACGTGGTGGGCGAATTCGCGCTGCTGCCGCCGGACGGGCGCGAGCGGGTGATGGCGGCGCTGTCCGTACCGATGAAGATCGAGCTCGCCGGGCGCTGGAAACGTTATGCGCATGGCGGGCAACGGCTGGGACACGACGATTGGCGGGTGTGGCTGATCCGGGCGGGGCGTGGCTTCGGCAAGACGCGCGCGGGGTCGGAATGGGTCAACAGCATCGCACGCAACCTGCCCGACGCGCGAATCGCGCTGGTGGGGGCAACAGCGGACGAGGCGCGGCGGGTGATGGTGGAGGGGCCGAGCGGCGTGCTGGCGACGGCGCGGCTCGATTCGCGGCCGGTGTGGACGCCGACCCGGGGCGAAGTGCGCTGGGCGGGCGGGGCGGTGGCGACGGTCTATTCGGCGGATTCGCCGGACGGCCTGCGCGGGCCGGAACATCATGCCGCGTGGTGCGACGAACTGGCGAAATGGCGGCGCGGCGATTCGGCGTGGGACAATCTGATGATGACCATGCGGCTGGGCGAACGCCCGCAGGTGGTGGTGACGACGACGCCACGGCCGACCGCGCTGATGCGGCGGGTGATGGCGCTTCCGGGCATCGAGCAGACGAACGGGCGGACGGGGGACAATATCCACCTGCCCGGCGGCTTCGTCGATGCGATGCGCGACAGCTATGGCGGCACGACGCTCGGCCGGCAGGAACTGGACGGCGAGCTGATCGAAACGGTCGCCGGGGCCTTGTGGTCGCGCGAGACGATCGGGGCGTGCCGGGTGGCCGCGGTGCCGGCGGTGCGGCGCGTGGTGGTTGGGGTCGATCCGCCGGCGGGGATCGGGGGCGATGCGTGCGGGATCGTCGCGGTGGCGCTGGGCGAGGATGGCAGCGGCTATGTGATTGCGGATGCAAGCGTCGCCGGTGCCTCGCCCGAGGGCTGGGCGCGGGCGGTGGCGGCGTGCGCCGCGCTGCATAGCGCGGATCGCGTCGTGGCGGAGGCGAACCAGGGCGGGGCGATGGTGCGATCGGTGCTGGTGGCGGCGGACGCCGGCCTGCCGGTGACGCTGGTGCATGCGAGCCGCGGCAAGGTGGCGCGGGCGGAGCCGGTGGCGGCCTTGTACGAAAGCGGGCGGGTGAAGCATGTCGGCGTGTTCGCGGCGCTGGAGGACGAGCTTTGCGGGCTGGTGGCGGGGGGTGGCTATGAGGGGCCGGGCCGGTCGCCGGATCGCGCCGATGCGCTGGTCTGGGCGCTGACGGAGCTGATGCTCGGGCGGCGCGACGGGGTGCGGGTGCGGGCGGTTTAGGGGGGGCGATCCTCCCCATGCTGGGCATGGGGAGGGGGACCGCTGCCGGGGGGGGGGGGGGTGGGGCGGGCCCCGGGCGGCGCGTTTGCGGCCTCGCCCCTCCACCATGCTTCGCATGGTCCCCCTCCCCATCTGCGATGAGGAGGATTGCGGGTGGGCGCGACCTGGAGGAGACATGACATGAAATGGCTCGGCTTGAAGGCCGGGCGCGAGGGGTCGCGTCCGGTGCTTTCGCGTGGCGGGAACGCCTTTGCGCCGGGGGATTGGCCGCAGGGCTATGAGGCGCAGGTGCGCGCGGGGTATCTCGGCAATCCGGTGGCGCAGCGCGCGGTGCGGCTGGTGGCGGAGGCGGTCGGGTCCGCGCCGCTCGATGCCAGCGATTTAGGGCTGGCGGCGCTCGTCACCGCGAAGGCGGGGGGCGCGCGGCTGGGCGAAGTGGTGGCGGCGCAGCTGCTGCTGCACGGCAATGCGTTCGTGCAGGTGCTGCGCGACGAGCAGGGCAGGGTGGCGGAACTGTTCGCGCTGCGGCCCGAGCGGGTCGGCGTGGTGCTGGACGCGGGCGGGTGGCCGGCGGGCTATCGCTATACCGTCAGCGGGCGGGTGAGTGAGCTGGCGCCCGATGCCGTGATCCATGTGCGCGGCTTCCATCCGCTCGACGACCATCACGGGCTGGGGTGCCTGGGGGCGGCGTCGGGCGCGATCGCGGTGCACAATGCGGCGGGGCGGTGGAACAAGGCGCTGCTCGACAATGCGGCGCGGCCGTCGGGGGCGCTGGTGTACGATCCGGGCGACGGATCGGCGCTGTCGGCCGACCAGTTCCGCCGGTTGCGCGAGGAAATGGATGCCGGGTTCGCGGGCGCGGGCAATGCCGGGCGGCCGATGCTGCTGGAAGGCGGGCTGAAGTGGCAGGCGCTGAGCCTGTCGCCGGCGGACATGGACTTCGTCGGGCTGAAGGCGGCGGCGGCGCGCGAGATCGCGCTGGCGTTCGGCGTGCCGCCGATGCTGCTCGGGCTGCCGGGCGACGCGACCTACGCCAATTACCGCGAGGCCAACCGGGCGCTGTGGCGGCTGACCGTGCTGCCGCTGGCCGATGCGGTGTTCGGGGCGATCGCGGCGGGGTTGCGCGAATGGTTTCCCGATGGGCGGCTGGAGATTGATCCCGATCGCGTGCCGGCGCTGGTCGAGGATCGCGAGAGGCTGTGGGCGATGGTGTCCGCAGCCGATTTTATCACCGCCGACGAGAAGCGGCAAATGGTGGGGTGGGCGTGATGACGGGCAATGTCTTGGCGCATCTGATTGCGCAGGGAAGCGCGGGCGGGGCCGATCTGGCGACGCTGCGCGCGATCGCCGAGGAGGCGGGCGAGCTGGGGGCGACGCGGGCGCTGAGGCGGCTTGGCCTGGGGGACGATGCGGCGACGCGGGACCTGGCCGAGCTGCGCGAGCTGCTGACGGCGTGGCGGGACGCCAAGCGCAGCGCGTGGAAGGCGTTCGCGGGCTGGGCGGCGGCGCTGTTGCTGGCGGTGCTGGCGGTGAAGCTGGGGTTCGGGGAGTGGGTGCGGTGAGCGTGCGCATCCAGGGCTATGCGGCGGTGTTCGGGCGGGTGGATCGGGCGGGGGACGTGTTCCGGCCGGGCGTGTTTGCGGATGCGCTGCCGGTGCCGCTGCTGGTGCAGCATCGCGGCGCGGCGGTGGGGGAGATACTGGCGATCGGGGAGGATGCGCGGGGGCTGTGGATCGAGGCGCTGGTGTCCGGTCCGGCGGTCGTGCCGCTGGTGCGTAGCGCGGCGTTGCGGGGGCTTTCGGTGGGGTATCAGGCGCTGGCCGTCCAGCAGGGGGCGTGGCGCGAAATCCTGCGCGCACGGCTGATCGAGGTCAGCCTGGTGGCGGTGCCGATGCAGGTGGCGGCGCGGGTGGAGGCTGTTTTCGAGATCTGATGTTGGGTGGCGCGCGGCGCTGCCCCTCCACCAGCCTCCGGCTGGTTCCCCTCCCCATCTTCGATGGGGAGGATTTTTTCGTTGTGGGAGAGACTTATGAGCGATCTGGTGGTGGCACGGCCGGTGCTTGAGGGGGCTTCGGCCGGGGGTGATGCGGCGTTTGCGGGGTTCGTGCGCAGCGGCGCGGTGGTGGAGATGAAGGCGTTTTCCGGGCTGACCGGGGATGTGGGCGGCTATGCCTTGCCCAAGGAGATCGATGCGGCGATCGATGCGACGCTGAAATCGGTGTCGCCGATCCGGTCGATCGCGAACGTCGTGAAGGTGGGAAGCGCCGGCTATCGCAAGCTGGTGACCACGGGCGGCACGCCGTCCGGCTGGGCGGCGGAGAATGGCGCGCGGACCGAGACCGCGACGCCGAGCTTCGTCGAGATCGCGCCGCCGATGGGCGAGCTGTTTGCCAATCCTTCCGCCACGCAAGCGATGCTGGACGACGGCAATTTCGATGTCGAGGAATGGCTGTCGGGCGAGATCGCGGCGGAGTTCGCCAAGGCGGAAGGGGCGGCGTTCGTCAATGGCAATGGGATCAACCGGCCCAAGGGCTTCCTGACGCAGCCGACCGCGGCGGCCAGCGATGCGACGCGGCCGTTCGGGACGTTGCAGCATGTTCCTTCGGGGGCCGCGGGGGAGTTCGGGGCCAATCCGCAGGAGCGGCTAATCGACCTGGTCCAGGCGCTGCGTGCGCCGTACCGGCAGGGCGCGAACTTCGTGATGAATGCGGCGACGCTGGCGCGGATCCGCAAGTTCAAGACCAGCGATGGCGCCTTCGTGTGGCAGCCGAGCCTGGCGGCGGGGCAGCCGGCGACGCTGCTCGGCTATCCCGTGATCGAGGCGGAGGACATGCCGGATGTCGCCGGCAATTCGCTGTCGATCGCGTTCGGCAATTTCCGCGCCGGCTATCTGATCGCGGAGCGCAGCGAGACGGTGATCCTGCGCGATCCTTATTCGAACAAGCCGTTCGTGGGCTTCTACGCGACCAAGCGGGTCGGCGGGTGCGTGTCGAACAGCGAGGCGATCAAGGTGATGAAGTTCGCGGTGAGCTGAGCTTCTGAGCTCCTTCTTGGGGAGTGAAGTCTTCTGCTCCCCTCCCGCGTGCGGGAGGGCTGGGGGAGGGCTTGTCCATCTGGTGCTGCGTTCGCGGACAGGCCCTCCCCTAACCCCTCCCGCGTGCGGGAGGGGGATTTCTGGGGAGAGGGTGATGGTTGTTTCGGGGGTGCCGCCGGCGGTGGTCGCGGCGGTGGTCGGGGAGGCGCGTGCGTTTCTCCGGATCGAGGGGGATGCCGAGCAGGATCTGCTGGCGCGGCTTGCCGTTAGTGCGATCCTGATTGCGGAGGCGTTTACCGGCAGCTCGCTGGTGGTGCGCGACGTCGAAGAGGTGCTGAGCGCTTCCGGCGGTGCCTGGCAGGTGCTGGAGGCGATGCCGGTTTCGGCGATCACGCAGGTGCCGGCGGACGCGTTCGCGGTCGACGTGGACGGCGACGGGCGCGGCTGGGTGCGGGTGAGCGCGCCGGGACGGGTGACGGTTCGCTATTCGGCGGGGCTGGCGGCGAGCTGGGCCGAGCTGCCGGCGCCGCTGGCGCAGGGGGTGGTCGCGCTGGTCGCGCATCTGTTCAACGATCGTGCGGGCGCGACTCAGCCGCCGGCGGCGGTCGCGGCCTTGTGGCGGCCGTATCGGCGGATGCGGCTGATGGTCGAGGCGCGGCGGTGAGCGGCGCGGCGTTGCAGGCGGCGCTTGTCGCCGTGGTGGGCGGCGTCGTCACGAGCTTCGACGCGCCGCCGGTGCGGGCGGCGCTGCCCTATGCCGTGGTGGAGGACGCCACGCTGGCGCGGTGGGGCGGGGCGGGGATCGATGGGTGCGAGGGGCGGGTGCGGATCGTGCTTCACGATGCCGGCGAGCGGCCGTTGCGGCTGCGCACGCTGGTCGCCGCGGTAGAGGCGGCGGCTTCGGGCATGTCGGGTGAGATCGGTGGCGGCTGGCGGGTGGTGGCGCTGCGGCTGGTGCGATCGCGGATCGTGCGGAGCGGCGGCGGGGATCGCTGGACCGCGACAAGCGAGTTCGCGGTCAAAATCTATCGGGAGAATTGAGATGGCGGTGGAGAAGGGATCGGCTTTCCTGCTCAAGGTGGGCGATGGGGCGACACCGCCCGCGTTCGCGACGGTGGCGGGGATGCGCACCACGCAGCTGAGCATCAACGGCGAGGCGGTGGTGGTGACTCACAAGGGATCGGGCGGGTGGCGCGAATTGCTGTCGGGCGCCGGCGTGCGCAGCGTCAGCGTGTCGGCGGCCGGCGTGTTCACGGGATCGGCGGCGGAAACGCGGGTGAAGAACAATGCGCTGGCCGGGGTGATCGACGATTACCGGCTGAGCTTCGAAAGTGGCGAGGCGCTGACCGGGCGGTTCCTGGTGACTCGGCTGGACTATGCCGGGGATTTCAATGGCGAGCGCAGCTACACGGTGAGCCTGGAGAGTTCCGGCGCGGTGGTGGCGGCATGAGCGCGGCAAACCCTGTGCCCAATCCCGTTCGGGGCGAGGCCTCCTTGCGGGTGGCGGGCGAGATGCTGGTGCTGCGGCCGAGCTTTGCCGCGCTGGTGGCGGCGGAGGGCGAGCTGGGGCCGTTGTTCGCGCTGATCGAGCGCGCGGCGGAAGCGCGGCTGGGGCTGGGCGAGATAGTCGCGCTGTTCTGGCATTGCCTGCGCGAGCGGCCCGAGGGGCTGACGCGCGAGGCGCTGAGCGAGGCGGTGGCGGCGCAGGGGCTGATCGCGGCGATGCCGGCGCTGAAGACATTGCTCGGGCAGATCATGGCGGGGCGGTGAGCTTCGCCGAGGCCGCCGCGCGGCTGGCGGGGATGGCGGGGGTGGCGTTCGGCTGGGCGCCCGACGTCTTCTGGCGCGCGACGCCCGCGGAACTGGGCGCGCTGGTGCGGGCACTGGCGGGGGAGCGCGGCGAGGCACCGCCCGATGCGGCGACGATCGCGAAGCTGAGAGAGGCTTTTCCGGATGGATGAAGAGTGGGAGCAGATGGTGGTCGGCGTGCGCGCCGACACCGCCGCCTTTGCGCGCGACGTGGGCGAGATGCGCGCGGCGCTGGAGGGGCCGCTGGCGGCGGGGGCGGATCGCGCCGGACGGGCGATCGAGACCACGCTGGCGCGCGCCGTGCGGACCGGCAAATTGGGGTTCGAGGATCTGCGCAGCGTTGCC